CAATGTTTGCTGAAAATTTATATGGCGGTTCAGGTAAAAAAATTACACCAGAAGCTTCTGTTGCTTCTTCTAGTGGATCAAAATTTCAAAGTTATGCTCAAGCAAAGACAGATGCCAAAAAATCTGGTGATGTTATTATTGCTAATAACAACAATAATAATGGATCGCAGGCAGCACCAGCGCAACAAACGGCATCTTCTGGAGCGCCAAGCCCATATGATAATGAATTAGCTAAGATTTTATTCGCCGAGATGACCCTGTAAAAAACCCCGCCGAAGCGGGGTCAACTTGCATGGGATTTTTTACTACTTTGCTTCAGCCAATGATTTGAAATAATCCAAATCTTCATCTTCAACATTAGATTTGTCCAAAATGATATCACTATCATCCTTAAAAGGACTATCTAGCACAGCTGATTCAGCCTTAGTTCTTGCAACTTCACCGCCAAAACCAAGAACTTTTTCCAAACGGGATTTTAATTGCTCGTAAGGTTTGAATTGTGACTTCTCAGTAAACTCTTTAAGAGAAAACTCTTTCTTCCACAATTCTTCCAACTTAGCATCATCACCTTCAAAGAGTGCCGATTTATCAGCAAACTCTGACTTATCATAATTACGATATCCCTCAACATTACGAATCTTCAACTTAAAGTTAGCACCTTCCCATAAGTCAAATGGGTTAACTGGTGTTTCATCTGCAAATTCTGGATTCATCGCTTCAGTAATCTTATCAAAGATTTTCTTACCAAACTTATACAGCTTGATTTGACCTTCATTTTCAGGATTACTTGGATCAGAAACAACCAGAATGTTAGCAAGATAAGTTAACTTGCGCTTCTGCTTGCGAGCAACTTCTTTGTTCGCTTCAATGCCAGAATTCCATAATGTAGAATTGTGTTCACATACTGGACACTTTTCATTTAAGGTAGTCAAGCAGTTATCAATGAACCAACCACCAGGTCCCTGAAAGCCGTGACTAAATGTGCGAACCCACGGAAGGGCATCATCACCGTCAACGCTAGGTGCTGGCAGAAAGCGAATGACCGCCATGCCGTTACCTGATTTGTCTACTGATGGTTGCCAAAAGCGAGTATCGTCTTTTGAACCGGATTCTGAAGAACCGGATTGTGTAGCTTCAATCGCTTTAGTAAGTTTATCCAACGAACTATGATTGCGCTTTAGATTTGCAAATGAACTCATATATTACCTCGTATTAAATTTATATTAAAATGTGTTACTACTTTTATCCACAAGAAACCATTATATCATATATTTATGTGCTCTGTCAAGAGAATATCCAGCAAACTTAAAGTATTGCCTATATCTTTGTGATGTATACCGATACCACCAGCAGCAGTAAATGAAGTGATAACATCCAAAGTATCATCAATCATTATAGAGTTAGGTGTAGCATAATCAGCCTTTAACTTACGGCCTGGCACCACATTTACTTTATATGTTATGCCTCTATCTTTTAGCCATACAGTTTTTTGCCGAGTAACTTCATCGTGGTGTTTAAGACCACCAGATGAGGTAAGAATCTCAACATCAAATTTGTTATCGCTCAGGTACTTCAATAGTTCCTGGCCACCTGGCCACCACTCTAAGGACTCAAAATGGTTATCACCAACGAATACAGTCCAGTTTTTACCAAACTCTTTTCTGTCCCTTGATGAGCCAGGTGATTCTTTGAACAAGTCAATGTATCGTTTCTCAAAATTGGCAATTACGCCATCCATATCCAGGTAAATCTTCATATAATTCTCTTTAGTATTAATTTATATTTCGTAATGTCAAAGGTTAGAAAGCTGGCATACTTCGTCAACTTTCTTCGGTAATCTGGCCAGCGTAATGTATCGGTAATCTTCCTATCCCACATTGGCAAGAATTGCAGGATCGTGTTTAGGACGATTATTGTTTCTGGTGATATCTCACTACGCAAAGCCATGGTTAATAGTTTTGGATAGTCTCCAGTAGTTGACAATACATCGTTCGGATCTTTACAATCATCAAACAAAACTTTACAATCATTTTCAAAGGTATAGGCAAGTGATTGAATTATTTTTTGCCTATCCAAGTATACCGAATCTGCTTCAGGTTGCAATAGTGTTCCTGCCCAGCACTCACTATTCTCAAACAGATTGGCAATTAAAAATGCTTGGTAATCATCCTTGTTCGGATACTTTCTTGCCAGCTTATGAAAATGGTATTTGTCTTTACGGTTCTCAAATGTTGTCACACTAATGTTACACTTGCCATTGTATTTGTGAAAATCATAGCTGCTGGTGAAATGTAGCTTTAATGTGTGGTAAAGTGCAAAGGCTTCATAGCCTGTCATCATATAGGTAATCTAGGACTTTTATTCTTTAATAGGTTGTTATCCATTGCATCGCTTTCAAGTTTAGCTTTAAGGTTGGCATTTACCAAAGTAGATGCTACCTCAATCTCTAATCCAGTTGTCTTACAATAATTAACAATCGCTTCAATATAGTTATAGTCAGTTTCCGATACTAGCTGGTCAATCTCTTTTGCAAACTTCGCCATTTCATCTCTAGTTGGCATTTTTTATTTCCAATAATATAGTTGTATTCATGTTTTATTTCTCAATTTACGGCATTCTTTTTTAATTTCAATTGGATAATCAGGTGAAAACTCTACTATGCTACAATCATACCTTATAATTGGATGGTTACCATAATTAAAAGTAATGTGCGATACTACCACCAAGACACATAAAGTTAATGATATAACCAGCAGAATCGTTTTCATTATTATTTTCTTGATGTGCCTTGAGCAGCTGCGTATGCTACACAGATGGTATCACTCTGTATCACAAATGAACATCTTACGGATAGAGGGTCAACACCTTTAGCTATTGCAGCATCAATATTTTTTGACATTAAAATCCTATCATTAACATTATAATATGTTAAGCCAACAATCGCTGATACTGCAACAAGTGTGACCGATAGAAAGATGGTTCTAATTTCAGTAAAAATGAAGTTACTCATAGTTTTATTTCCTTTTTCATTGTTTGTAAATCATGCTGGCGCTTATAAAAAATATGGCGCCCAATTTTAGTGGTCTTAGGTAATCCCCAATTCGGGTCAACATAATCAGCGTGATAGTATGTTGCGCCTTGGGTAATATCTTTCATGTTATCATAATTGAATAACACATACACCGCTAAATTCCTAATATCATTATATACTAAATTGTTATTAACTGTCAAGCTTTTGATTGTGAGATAAGGCTGGCAGACCCATGAGAATTGGCAGATTGTATTGCCATTGATGTTTGTTTTTTGTTTTACTACATTACACACATCATTTCCATAATTGCCAGATGCCAGGCGATTCAATGTCACCAATGCTACGGCAACTTTACCTTCTTGAGGTTCATGAGCCGCTTCATAATAGATGTTTTCAGCTAAACAATCAACTTGTTTTTGTGCTGATTTTGAAATAGTGTTATACTTGATGTTAAATGGTAAATTGTATCTACTCTCTTGCGTTTCTGATACCATTGAAAAGGTAAATAGAACTGCTAGTGATACTAAAATACCTAAAATAAAATATTGGTTACTTCGCATATTTCTCCTTGTTGTTAAGGAAGGCTCACACCATCGTGAACCTCCGCCCATCAGGTGGACTTTTTGCTAGTCTTTTCTGTTAGTAATTGCTGCGATTGAGATACGAAATTATTAAGGATTTCGGCCTTTTTTATGATTTCGTTTTCTGTGGGGAATGGTGGATAACCTGGATGTTCTGGTGAAGGAGTTCCAGCTTGTTTAGCTAGTTCTACTTTTAGATTCCAATTATTATCTATTACTGACCGATGGGCGTAATGCTCATCAGTTAATTGACCGAGGGACATTTTTAATAATTCCATTCGGATTTCAAAGGGGGACAAACTCATAATAATACTCCTTTTTGTGTGTGTGTGTTACCAACGGTTGTGTGTGTGTTGTTGGTACTCTATTTATGCATTTTTTAATTCACCAAGCCCATGATACGAAAGTATTCCTAACTCCCTTGGTTACTGGTTCTACTCTATGGGGATACAGGAATACTGATGGAAATATCATTAAGTCGCCTTGCTTCAGTTTAATTTCTTCATCTTGAAACATGATAAACTCACCACCTTCATAATCATCGTTTAATGAACCAATAATACTTAAAACAGGAATACCTTTTCTTGTTCCTGCTTCATTGATAATAATATGGTCACAATGTTCAGCCATTTTTTTATTTTCTTTATACTGATTAAATCTCAATGGAGTAAAACCATTCCATCCATCAAGCCATGAGAAGTGAAAATCTTTAATAATATATTGATTCAATCCTTCCCAAATTTGTTTCATCAATACATCTTTTGTGGAAACATTATCATATGATGTTGATAATTCTTGATTGCCACTTAATTTAATTTTAGTTTTGTTATCATAATTATCAAAGGTGTGTTCATGCCATACAGCAGCATTTAATTCATCTATTGTTTGTTTACAGATATCATCATCAATATGATTATGATATATTTTGATGTAGTCACTTAAATTTCTTTGCAATTTTAATCCCAAAGATTCTCATAATATTTTCCAAACAACCGAAAGCCATTCTTTTTGCGTTCTTCCCATACAGCATGACCTTCTTTATCATATTTAACTTTGCTCAAACCCTCAGACACATCCTTAAACCATTTATCGTGATTACTTTTTCCTTCGCCTTCTTCATATGCTGAGTGGTCAAAGAACTGTGCTTCAGCATCATCGGATAGCTTTTGCTCAAATGCCCAAATCATTTCATTCATAATATAATCCCAACGCTTGAAGTGATTTGAATCGGTGTCCCATTCATTTTCTTTTGGATCAGCATTGGTGCTTCTTAATTCTTCTGGTACATCTTCATCTTCGGTAAAAGGTGCACCGTGTTTAGTTTTATTTAATTGCTTTAACATTGGTAGAATGATGTGTGCCAATGTGTCATCCATTGACCATGTATCATATCGGTCAATTTTTACATAACGAATTGTTGGGCTGAATGCTTTGCGAACTGCTGATAATGCTGTGCAAAAAGGATTCAGATAATTAACCAACTTATCAACCCA